CTTAGCTCGCCTGCATTGAAGTTATTAATGACTGGTTGATTCGCCATCTTAACGTCCTACCAAACTACGAAACTCCCAATACTTAGACTTCTTGCCCAACCGTTGGATTGAGTTTAAAAGCCGCCGTCTGCCTACTGGACAGTCTTCCATGCGTAATTTAGATTTAGTCTCAATAGCAACTTTATCTTCGACATTAGGGATCTCAGGAATCTCATCACAACTCTCTGGAACGCTCTGGTTCCAGTGCGTCAAGCCAGTCAGCTCTTTGGCTTCTGATAAGCTATGTCCGTTCTCTTCAGCCCATGTCTTTAGGTTCATTATAAGTCTCCGTAGTTTTCTTGTGCAAAGCCTTTCATGCCTTCGTACATAGCACCATTACTGAAGCTGGATTGTATCCACTCGCTATTGATATAGTCAAATTTCTGCCCCTCAAACGCATTCACACGCTTGGCTTCTGGGAGGATAACTTGAGATAGTTCATTCTCTAAAGCCGCAACAAGCCGACTGTCTTCAGTCAGCGGATATGCAAGCTTAGAGGCAAGCCCAGTGTACAATGCACGGATAAACAACGGCGTCATCGCGTTCGGGTCTGTCTCGTACTTTACGTAAATAATGTAAGCATCTTGCACATTAGTGTAGATGTTTCGTCCAACAACTGTCCATTCATCGAGAAGTTTGTAGGTTTCAGACGAGTTGTAGGAGCGTAATTCCAACGGTCTGATGCAGTCCGCAGGTAAAGGGTATGAAAAATCCCAACCAAATGTCGGGTCAGTCGTTGAGGCTGATAGCTCTCCGTATGCTTTAGAGAAGTTCCAAGTGTGCAGTGAAAGCAACTCACGTAGAGTCGGTTCATAGAACTTAGTGCATAGTGCCGCTTCTCTTGAGCCATCTGTGAGCGAAGTAATCTGTGCGGCATCGTCACCAACTTTAGCCAAGGCGAGATTGCAGATTTGTACTTGGGTGTAAGACATACGGCTCCTTTAAAATAAACGGGGAGGTTTGGAGTCCCTCCCCTCGCACTTTAGGCGTTGTTGACAACGAGGATATAGCCCTCGATCTTGTCTGAAGACATGGTTCCTGTAAGGGTTCCGATAATCTTCTTGCTACCAACGTCAACCGGATCTGCCTGATAGTTCACATTGCCAGCGGATGTAAGAACCGCTCCGTCAATGATCGCATCTGCATCACCAGTGTATCCAACGTCAAGCTCACCATCTGCAATAGCCGTGGTGGTCAGGTGAATACCAACTAGGTAGGTGTCGGGCGGGAGGACTTCACTAAAGACCATGGCCTCTGCGCTGTAAGTGCCGTCAGTCGTGAATACAACTGGGATATGCTTTACAGTGCCGAGGTAGTCATTAGGGAATACTTTCCCTGCCGCAAGGTTTGTAACTACTGTTGAATTAGCCATTTTATTTCTCCTATTTAGTTAATGGGTTAGGCGGGGGATTGGTCACACGGAATCGCGTAGACTTTTTCCTCTTCCATACGAACAGCACCCATCGACATTTTAGCGTAGGCGTACCAGTTGAAACCTTTGTCGGCACGTTCGTCGATCTTGACGGTCATGTCGGGGTTGATTTCAAACAGTGCGGCGTCCGGTACGAATGCGAAGCAGATACGAACATCAGTAGAGTCCGTGTCGGCAAATGCACCAGCAGTCGAGATGTCGGTGTCAGCAATGTTAAACGCATCGTAGTCGATGTCAGCCTTAGTAGCAGTGTCACTGAACGGCACAATGTTGGATACGAGGAAGTCACAACCGAGAAGGTTGGGGATCAACATAGCAGAGCCATCCAAGGCACGCATATTACTGTAGTCAAGGTTAATGTATTCGTCCTGCTGACGCATCTCTTTCAACTGTGAATGAGAGATAACGATAGTCGGGCGGTACATTTCGAGGTCAACATTGTTTTTACCCATGCTTTCAAGCACAGCAAGTTGCTTCTCGTAAGTCCAACCAGCGTTGCCGCTGGAAGCACCAAGCTCGATGTCAATGATGTTATCATCTTCGAAGTTTGTAGCGGTTTCACCATTGTCGCCACCCTGAGCAGAGCCGAGCAATGCCTGAGTGATGATGATGTCTTCTTGACGCTTGAACTTGTTAGCCATGCTGATGAGTTTTTCATTTTTAGGATCGGTTCCCATTTTGATTACGTCAGCCCAGTCCATGAATTTACCATCGTCAAATTCAGAACGCGAGACACGACGACGACTGTAATCGTCCTCAGAGACCGGAGAGTCACCGAAGCGAGTCGTTTTCTTCTGCGGGAGTCCACCACCAGTAATGCGCTGATATACACCGTCTTCACGGTACAGATCGCCAGTAGCGGCACGAACTTTCGAGCGGAGTTTTCCGCCTGCTACTTCAACGGTACGACGAATCGCGCGGTCAAAGCCTGTTACATAGGTATTTAAACCAATTTCTGCCATTTTATTTCTCCATTAGAGTTTACGTTTATCGAACTTTTCGGTTTGATAATCCGCACTGTGCGGGTCTTGCCTAGATTTTAAGCCCCTCGGCTTTCAGGACTAAGCAAGGCTCCAATGGAGTAATCTTGTTGTGACCTGCGTTATTTATATTACGTCTAAATAAGGAATGTCAAGCAAGTTTTTGCAGAAGTTGCGTTCTGGTCTTAACCATCGCCAAGTATTCTGGGTCGCGAGGATTGCCGTCGTACTTCATCAACTTGCTCTCAATATCATTTAGTGAGTCGGAAAGCGTTGCCAAGTTGTCCTGCTGTGCATTCTCTACTAGCTTGTCGTTGCTGATAGCTGGAACGATCTTTTCCAGAATCATCTTCAGATAAGTAGGATTAGCACCAAGGCCAAGATTGTTGATCTCATCCCTGACTCCGAGGTAGTCCACTGCCTGCTCAATCTTGCTCAGATTGTAGTCGTACTTTGTTCCCCATTCTTTCCTTAGGGACTCTTCAGCCTGTGCGGTAGTCTGCTTAACCTGCTCACTGATGCCTTCAAATGCCTTGGTAGCCCGTCCTGCGTCCCACTCAACAAGTTTAGCCGCCTGCTCCTTGGTGATGCCTAGCTCGGAAGCAATGCCCTTGAAGTCGTTAAGTGCTGTCTCGTCATACGGCACACCTTCTGGCATCTCAGGTAGCTGAATGTCGTAGCCTTCTGCTGAATCAGGAACTCCCATAACCTCTTTGCGCTTTGCCATGATGCTTGGATCGTCGCTTGTCCAGAACTCTTCTAGCTTCTTGCCGACCAAGCCCTTGGTGTTCTGGTAACTCTTGGCGAGATCGGTGATATTCTTCATCTGCTGGACAGAACTGTGACTACCAAGATCATCTGGTAGAGCAGAATAGAACTCGTCCTTAAATGAGCCGTCACTATTAATTAGCTCTGCAAAGTTTACAGTTCCTGATTCAACTGGTGTGTTTACTACGCCTTCTACTGGCGTACTGTCGGTACTCTCTAATACTGCTTCTTCACTCATTTGCTTCCTTCTGTTATCATTTCTTTGATATAATTAAATGTATCTCTCTTGCCTGCGTTGTACCACAGCTCATCAGAGCTTGATATGTGGTTACTAAATCCATCAACACCTAAGACTTCAATCAAGTCATCTAAGACGGCCTGACCCTCTGGTGAGTTAAAGACACGGGCGTACGCCCCGACGAGCTTCTTCGTCAGCTTCATTCTTTCTCCTTACTGTGCTTGTCCCATCAGTAATGCCGTGGGGCTTCCTTCTTCTGGTTTCTTTGATCCTTTGCCAGCCGCATCTGCTAGAGCAGGGATTGCCTCCAGCTGCTGTTGCTGTGCCGCCGCTTGTGCTTGTGCTAGACGTTCATCCTTTACATCCTCTGGACGCTTCAACGCATTCATCGATGCACTGTTGCTGTACCATGACTGACGAAATAGCTTATCACCATCCACGTTCATCAACGGTTCTGCCATCTGCGGTACGTTCTGAGCAAGCTCCGTGAACATCTGTAGTGTCTGGAATGCACCTGCTACTTCAAAGTTCTTCGTCGCCAATGATAGCTTGCCAATGTACTCAACTTCAAAGTTTGGATTCTCTGCGAGCATTGCAGGCATCGGAGGAAGTAGCTTTTTCTTGGCTAGAACGTAGTAAACAAAGTTAATGATGTCATTCACAACCTCGTCTTGATAGCGGTTCACAAACGGAGCCAATGCCATCAAGTCAGTTGACATACGTTGATTAACTTCAAACGCAGTCATGTTGCGGTACTCATCAAGCGGACGGAACAGGTGATTGAAGAATGCCCTGCGGATAGCCGCATCGTGCATCTCAAGCAGTTCCATTGCAATGCCAGCGTTGACAGTCGTGTCAAGTCGCTCTGGTTTGCCCAGTGGGCTGTTAGCCCTGAAGTTTACAATTCCACCACGGTTCGGGTGTCCATTAAATGTTACAGTATCGTCGTCTGGAACCAACCATGTTGCATTTACGTTCTGCTCACCAGCCAATACAACGCTACGGAAGATAGAGTTTGTGCGACGAGCAGTAGCAAGCACCTGCATCATCGGGCTTCTGCCGTAGTCTTCGTTGTTTCCAACGGTGAATCGTCCTACAAAGTACGGTAAGTAGTCGTAGCCACCCTCTTTGATGATAGCCTTTGTCTTGGTGCAGACGTAGATAGAGGCAAACGGCTTGTTCTCGGCGTTTACTTTGGTCTTATCATACTCAGAGCGTTTTCGAACAATGTGAATAACGCTATACTTCTTGTCGCTTGAGCAGTTGCCAGCTTGGAGCTGTTCCTTGATCTCGCCAAGGTCAGCTTCTTCTAATGCTTCTTCTCCAAACTCCTGCATCATCTGCCGAGCAGTAAGACTTAACTCACGACCAATTGTATCAATGCGACCACGATTGTCATTCATTATGCGGAAGTCTGATACAGTGAAGCTACGGAATCGCACAACACTATCATCATCTTCTTCGCCATACAGGTTGTTTGTTCCAAAGCACCCGAGGTCTAGCAGACTTTCCTGCATTTCCTGTGCAAAGTTACTTTCGATAAGTACCGAGTGTATTTGTCTGCTGACACGCTCAAAGTAGTCGGCTACATCTGGGTCTTCCATTACCGCTGGCTGTGGATGCTTTAGTTTTGCCCAGATCGTCTGTGACGGAAACATATAGCTAAAGAACCCAGATGCAAAGTTCCAGTTGGACTCAATGCAGGTGTCGATCATACGCTGTGCTGGCTTCTCCAGTCCCTGAACACGTACTTCTGTGATCTGATCTTTGCGAGGAAGGCTCCAATCAGCGGCCTCCTGCCATAAGGTTTCCCAATTCTTTGCGTTGTTACGCATCGAATCCCAAAGTTTGTAGTAATAGTTGCCGTCCATTATTGTCCAAGCAATGAGTTGCCGCCTGATTCTGCGGGATTAACTTGACGATTAAGAATAGTATCCATTCGTCCACCACGACCTATCATCCGCTTCTTCTGTGTAGATTCCGCTTGAGCTACATCGGCAGATGTTTCTGTCGGCGGTGGTGAGGGCGGTGGCGGTGCTTTCGGTGTGTTTGGTGAACCCATAACTTATCTCCAAAGTTTCTTTTTTAGCTTATCTGTTTCGTACAACTTCCACTTGCCTTGTCTCTCGAACACCACGTACGGCAAATCAAAAGGCGCAATGTCGAATAGGCGTTTTATATCACCTGCAAAGTAATGTATTACCCAACAATCTATATTGTCAACACTTTTATTTAGATTTTGTCCAAATAAGATTGAGCTAATGTGTGGATAAGCTAGTACAAAGAAGTCATCACCGCTATACAAGTACCGATATGGCTTCAAGAACTCGCAAACCATACTATCAAAGTTGGCTCCGTAGTATTTCTTCGCATGGTCTACTGGTCTACACGATGATAAAGTTGTCATCCCAAGTCTTCCTTTTCTTTTTTCTCTCCCTGTTGTCTATGTAATGCTCTACTAAACCAAGGTGACGAGCCATAGATAGCATTCGTAGGCAGTCAGCACCATGCGATGCCCCGCTACAGATGCTACAGTTGTCCCTGTGGCATGGTTTTCCGGTGGCTTCACTCTGATGATACTTGCTAAGATGCTCAAACAGCTTGATACAGTTGTCCATATCAAGCCAGTAATTCTTGAAATCACGGCGCACAATCTCAATATCGTTGGTTACTAGGTCGCTTTTTGGGATATACTTAAAGTCTATGCCGTATAATGCCCTAGCAGTCTCAGCCATTCCTTCACCGTTCCAGTTATCACGACGCTTGCCGTCATGCGGTATGTAGTGACCTCCGTAAGTGTACGGCTTGCTATTCAGGTATTCAATGTAGTGTCCCCTAAGATGCCCAGTACTCTCGTAGTAGTCGATGATGTTTACTTTTGAGTCGCAGGTATCCATCTGTGCAAAGACAATACAGGTCTTATCGCTCTCACTACGTACCCCGCCTAAGTCCCAGAACGTGTACACTGGCTTAGAAGGGTTCCACTTAGCCTCAGTTCGTCGCTTGATCTTCAAATCACTCAACTCAAAGCTGTAGTAACTGCCCTCTACGTGGCTTACCGCCTCATTCAAGAACTCTTGCCGCGTCATGGAGTACGATGCACCAGCATCAACCTGCCATTGGATGTTGTCAAACTCTTTTCCGGTTAGAGGGTCAATCTTTCCTTGCAATTCAGAGTTTACATTGATGGCATATTCAGGTGGATAGTCTTCCGGTGTAACCCAGTAGTAGCTTTTCGTGCTTTCAGGACGTAGCCACTGCGTAAACCACCCCTTAACATTCGCATTTCTGTGAATATCTTTGTACAAATGGTTCTCGGTTCCCCGCATCGTCCCATTAAAGACACTCCAACCGCCGTTCTGTCGAATGATCGGACGAATAAAGTCAAACATCTGACTCTTCTGGGACTGCCACTCACTAAAAACAAATCCTCTACCGTCATTACCAAAGACTTTTCCAGTATCGGT